GAGGGCTCTAGCATATGTATAAGCCAATGTAGTGGAACGTGGCGAAAGTGTGCGCCAGATTGGAAAAGCACATGGAATTGCAGCGCCCTACCTTTCCAACTTTGAATGGCAAAGGCATACCCCACTTCATACCCTTCAGCCTCGCTATTTTGTGTCAAATTGCGATTGTGAACGAGTACTTTTAACGGTGGGATGTCGTGATTCATTTCTTCTCTTGCTGAGCGGCGTGTAGTTTTTCCCCAAGTGTGGGAGCTGTCCCCATCTCAATCATATCACCTGGATGGCCTAGCCCGTAACCTTCTTTGAAGCCAAGAGAGTAAGCTCGATACGCCTGAAGCAACGCCTCGTCGCTTAACTCTCCAAAAAGGGTAGTCGGGAATTGCTTAATAATGATTTCGTCTAAGTTAATTTTCTTTGTCACTTTGAATGTCCTCAAAAGGTCGCAACATCGTCATCAGTTCACCTATCTGATATCCGGTCGCATACGCTCGTTTTATGTCGTTAATCGTAAAATCACCACCAATGGCGGCAATGTCACTAGCGTACTTTTCAACTAATTCCTCTAGCGTCATGTTCTTCATTTCTGCTCCATGTATACACCAGGACCACAGAGCATATTTACCTGAACCGAAGCGCAATCAAGTACCTGCTCAAGTAGGATCTTAGCGATAGTCTCAGGGCGCTCGTTATAGTGCTGGTCAACTAACGCTCTTATGTCAGGCCGAGAATCATACTGATACACAAAATCGTCGTTTTCCTTAATATGTAAAATTACTTGCCACTTACCATCATTGACAATGTGTGTGCTGTAAATCGTCATAGTATTACCTCGATAAGTTCAGGATTTAGATCGGATTGTGGAACTGCCCAATATGGATAGGCAAGTTTTTTGCCGTCTTTATCGGTATCAATCCTATAGCAACTCTGCTTGCAATCTTTACCGTACATCCACCCAATTATCTTAGTGTTGGGATATATGCCGACTACAAAATAAAACTTTGCGTCATCCTTATCCTTTAATCGTATCGGCATTTTAGCTTTTGGATTGGTGCTGCTACGAACCTCTACATTAGCACCAACATCAGCTATGCCACGGTCGGGACTACTCATGTTGCAGTACATTCCCAACGCCTTAGCTACGGTCGCCTCTGCTATAGCGCCATGAATATGAGTAACAAACTCATCACGCATCTCATAGCTCGGAAGGTTACTAGCCTTCCGTTGAATGGCTCTAAATTGCCGCTGTAAGCCAGCCACAGCAGCGTTAAATGCTTCTCCATAGTCTAGTTTCATAGTCGTCTCCAAGTAGTTAAAATGGGATATCGTCTACGTCATCGGCTACCGATTTAACAACTGCGGCAACCTTGGGATGTAAAGGACGTGTATCAACGTGTGGTACAGGTTCGCTAAACTCTTTATGTGCCCAATCTTGTGCCTGTCTGAGTAGGTCTATCAACGCTGCCACATCCCCAGGGAAAAGGGTTTTTGTCTCTTTGTATTCAGTACTGTCTTTAGGTTTGTAGCTTTTGCGGATCGTGAACGACACCCCGCCGTTGTTTGTCGGCCATGCAGCCACGTCCAATCCCTTTGTAAACCATTTCTTCAGAGGACCACCCATATATCTCCTTGCTATAACTTGTTACGATGTGTAGTAACTTGTACTAAAGTTGATTTCGCTGCAAGGACTAAAATGAATGATGTAGAAAATTATTTAACGATGGACGAACTGATGAAATATCTGAAGGTCAGTCGGGTATCAATCCAGCGATACATGATTAAAGGGATGCCCAGTGTGAAACTTGGTGGGCTTAGAAGATTCAAAATAAGCGAAGTAGAAAACTGGCTTAGAAACAGCAAGAAATAAAAAAACCACTCGAGAGCTTGGCGGCAAAGAGTGGCTTTTGAACTGTTGAAGAGATCGCTCTCTCTATTATGAAAAATAAAATACCACCCCAAAAACCTTTTTTCAAGTCCATTAAACGTGACCTTTGCTTTGGTCATCTTGAGGCTAATTTCCTAGCTTATATATCCGAGTTTGAGGAACAGGGCTTAACCTGTTTTGCCTCTCGCAAGCATATATCCACGGAATTACTAATTAGTGAAACAAGAGTTCAAGATGTGATCAAAAGGCTGGTAAAAGCTGGCGCTGTCTTCATCGAATATCGGGGTTTGAAGAGGGTACTTCATACCAATCCAGACCGTCACAAAGGGATCGGAATCCAACCAGTAGGGGATCGGATTCCACCCCCTAGGGGATCGGAATCCAATCAGCAAAGGGATCGGAATCCAATCAATACAAAGATCCATATACAAAGATCTAACTACAAAGATAATTTACAAAGAACAGAAACCTCCCCTAGTTCAGAAAAACTTAATGGAGTTGCTGAGAGGTTCGGATTGAAGAAGAGGTTTTAAGCTGATACCTTGATTGAGTCATGGTCATCCATGTCTCCAACAAAATCCAGCTAGTCCCTGGATTTTAACCGCACCCAGTTTAGTCGCTGAGTGCGGTATTTTTTTGGCTCCAGCGGTAGGAGTCGCACCTACATATCTCAACTTAACAGGTTGATCCTTTACTATTAAGGTACGCTGGAAAATTAACTAATCCTCGTCTTCTAAAACCTCATATAACCAGAGTGCTCCATCGAGTCTTGCCCTGTCGTAATCTGTGTTGCTTTTCTCAGCTTTCCACAAAAGCCGGTCCAGCCTAGAAGCTAAGATGCCTCTTATAGCCTCTATACCGGCCGTGTAAGCCTTTTTTTCCTTCATGGCTATCCGACTATCGGGTATCCGATTATCGTGCCTTAAAACGTATCCTAGGGCTTGCTCGTTAATTAGCTTATTCGTCGTCATGTTGTATGTCTCCATCGGTATGGTCGTGTATATCCCCATCGTAGTACGTCCAGTTGGTCAAAGCTTCCTCGACAGCATCGATCAAAACTTTATCCTCATTGGCTGCGACCTTCATGAAATCCTCAAAAAGGTCTAATCGTACTTGAGTGGTCCACCTGCGATAACCAGGTCTAGGGGCATCTGGTTTACGCAAGGGCTTTTTAATTTTAGGTATTTCAACTCTAAGCCTTCTCATGTGGCACCTTCTCAACGACGCAGGATTGCAACCGTTGGAGTCTAATCGGGCACGTCCAAACACCTAATGCCTCGCTATACTCACAACTATGTTGTTTTAGATACTCTGCTGCTGGTCCCTGTTGCTCCTCTGAGAGTGTCCGAATATCGTAGATCGTTCGTTCGATTCTAGATTTCTTAGTTTCTTTAGTAGCTACTGGCTCAGATTTAGGTTTGATCTCAGGTTGTTTACTAGCTCTGTTACCATCGTCATCCTCTGGGGCTATGCCGCATATCGCCATAAGGCTATACCGTCTAGCGTAGGTGAGTGCTGATCCATAGCCTTGAGCGTCCTGCTTACTTGCTGGAACGTGTAGATGGCCACTGGACATAGTAGCACCTGATTCATGTACTAGGATCGTTTCGACTATCACGCCATTCTCACTAGGGTGGGTGGTTTGAATTAGTCCTAATCCGTTCTCATTAAGCGCATCTATTACGGCCTCAACACACGCACTTAGATCAGCATAACGTGACCTAAAATGAGGATTAGTTGAGGTCTTTAGTGCAGGGCCAAAAGCCTTTTGTGCCGCTATAAATGCCTGGTAAATAGTTGTTTCTTTAGTCATTTTATCTCCTTATGTATTGTTGTCAGTGTGAGCGCCATACCAGTCGCAGATTGCTCGGTTGGCTAATTCATCCCAATCAGTAGCCTCAAGCACGTCAACCTCAAGCCGACTGTAGATCGCTATCAGCATAAATTTATTAAGCTGGCTTACATACTCACGCATCTGGTCCGAGATAACCCGTCCCGGCTTGCCTGATTCAAGCATCTCCTTTAATGCTCGCTGCGCTTCCTCGTCCTTGTAAAAGAAGTCGTAAGCGTTTTCGGTTATTTTGTTCATGGTCATTGTCTCCTTAAATAAACATCCTATGTATACAGCAATATGGAATAAATCAAAACTATCAATTTAGATCGTGCTCGATTATTTTCCATATCGCTTTCGGTGGTATATCGACCTAATAGCCTTTAGACTTTTTTCTAGGCGTTAGTGTCACGTCATTCTCTGGTGTCACTTGCTCTACAACGTAATCAAGCGAGTGAACAAACGATCTTGAGCATCCGTACCTTGCAGTTTCACAGGTTAGCGTATGAAACGAACGCTCCACGCCAACTAGGATAATCGCTATCGTTACGGGCACACCCACGATAGTGGCCGTAGTTAGGAACCATCGAAGGGTATTACTCAGCATGAGACACCTCGTTAGTATTAACGAATCCTCGGCTTAACCGCTCCCAAAACGAATACCCGACTTGTGCTTTCCGGGTGTCCCAATAGGGTGTCACCTGGTTAGGATGTTGGGTCTTGCTTTGAGCTATAAGCGAGGATTGCCCATCGTTGTATGCCCTGATTCCCTGTTCACTACCTACGATCATCACATCGGGTAGAATTATCCCACAGCCTGTTGTCGATGCTACAAGAGCACCTAGTATTATCATTTTCATCGTGTCACCTGTTTAATCGCTAGTCTCACTGCCCTAGCGGGATAGAGTCACTATCCTAAAGAGCACCCACGCATGGATGCTCAAAGGGTAGTCGCTACGGTAGAAAAGGGGACGACTTCATAGGATTACCACCCGCATCGTTGGGAACCGTTTGGGTGGTAGTTTCTTCATATGTAGCGCCACGCTCACCCGCAGCTTGCCTAAACAGATCTGGCTTGGTGCGTATAGTTGTCACAACTGAGTATCCAGTGCCCCATGGGTTAGGGCGTAGCTGTCTCGGGATTACTGGCACAACTGGCACAATAGGGATCGGTTGTTGTGCTGCGTATTTTTGCCGAAACAGTTCGAGTATCAGAGCGTTGTCAACGTCTTGTGCTGATACTGCGAACGGTGTCAGTACTGCGAGGGTTAAAATTATGGGTTTCATGGTTAAAAGCTCCAAAAACACACGAGGATTAGGTACCACGTTGCGAAGTTGGCGAGGCCACATAGTAGTTGTAGGAATAGCGTCATAGTCGTGTTTTCTGTTAGTCGTTTAGTTGTTTTGTAGACAACCAGTAATATGTATCGGGACAGAATTGCATTTCTGGCATTGATAAAACGGTAACTAATGCGTCACCGTTTCTAATTGCATCGGCAATTATTTCATGAACATCCAGCAATTCGGTTGGGCAGTCTCGTAATAGTTCAATAGCTAATTCGTCGCGTGTCATAGTCGTGTCTCCATTATTAGTCGTTAATATCGTGCAGATAGTCGTAACGGTAGCACCGAGCCATATCATCGTTATCAAGGTTATAAGTAACATCATAAACCTTGCCATTGGTTACCATGTATGTTGGTTGAGCTATCACGCCAACGTGCTGATACTTCATAACGATTCCCTGATAGGTGCAGTGTAAAAATACAGGAAGTTTTTCACGTTGGTTTGCTCGGTGCGCTTGCTTGAAAGCCTTATCAAATATGTTCATAGTCGTGTCTCCTTAGTTAAACCTTTCGTCGTTCATCAAGTTCTCAAACACCTTATCCGGCATATCGTCGTGGTATCGAGCACGAAAGATCGAAACACCAGCTTCACTGCATAGCGCAACACGCTCTCGCATTGATGCATTGAGCCAATGTTCGTTTACCGCCGTATATTGTTCGTGGGAATAGGCTTCATCGTCATACACAGGGTAGTTATCAAGCGCCCTGGCTACTTCTACGCATCGGTCTAATAGCTCTGTCGAAGCGTCCCGACTCACCATCAAATATTCTATCCACCCGCACGCCCAGTGTTTGTGGCGTAATATTTCAACGTGTTCACTTTCTCCACCTAAATCCGATAGTATTGCCTTAAAATTAACTAGCTCCAGTATCGATGACTCCCTGTTCTGTGAGTAAATACAGTAGCCAGTCGGGATAGTTCCGATAAAGTTACTGCTACTATCGAACCCTGTTGGATGGCCCCATTTAGCTAGGCACTCATCGTAGTACGTGCGATCAATGTTAGTTGTCATATAGTCATATCCCCTGTTAGTCGTTAATCCTTACCAGCATGACATCACCACCTTCTGAGATGTCGAGATGCCAGTAGCTATCCCCTCGTTTTACTTTGGTGTTAGTTAGTACTTCGCCCCACACCTCCCAATACAATTCGGAATTTTCATGGGGTCCCATCTCTAGGATTTCTCTCTGTTCGTCGGTACACATATCGTGGGCGCTACATAAAACGGCGTAGCGTTGTGGAACGTAAATGCCATGGCATCCATCGACTAGGCATAATGAATCCGCTTTAAGGAAATCAGGGTAATTGTTCATAGTCCGTATCTCCTATTAGTCGTTGCTTAAATCTTCATAGCTACTGAACCGTTGCTCGCAATGTTCACAGTAGAACCAAGAATCGGTCTCGCAAAGGGATAGCACCCCATAGCTTTCGTAATATCCGTTGCGCAAATCTTGAATCAGGCTATGCGCATGATTCGCTACGCAGTCACTACACAGGCAAATCCCTGTATTGGTTGTCAGCATAAGCGGGTACATAGAAGGTTTAAGCACCTGTCGAATGGCGTCTCTTGATGTATCTTTCATAGTCATAGCTCCATGTTGTTAGTCAGTTGTTCGTCTTAAATGATTTCAAGTTGAGCTAATGGGTACTTATCCGCTAACATCTTGACCGCTTGCGGTATCAGCTTGCTTGTTTTGGTAACGGCTTTATTAAACGTCACTCGCTCGTGTACTGCCGTAATGCTGCCACTCATGATGTAAGAAGTGCCGTCTAGTGCCAATCGTTCCCACCGCTCTTGCTCAATAACCCATACGCCTTCGATACGCTTGCCACCGATTGAACGTTTGAGTTGAATAGCCATTACAGTTGTTTTACTCGTCATAGTCATATCTCCTTTGTAAGTAACTCACTTACTCAATAGCTACAGTATACATACTATGATTCCAGTGTGCAAGCAGAAGATGCAGATTATTTTATGGTAGGTAACTATGCGGATAGGTTAGGAATAGTAAGATAGTTGAAAGAAAGTGAAGAAACATTTGAATAAAATGGGGTCCGATTTCGTCTTCACGAACGTGAGCGATAGCGAACACAACGTGAGCGATCAGCGAACTCATAGAGACTGATAGCAGATAGCTATATGCTACTAGGTAGCAACAAGAGGGTAGCTAATGATACTCAGTTGCATTAGTGTAATACTGTGGACACTATACAAAACGAGGCTATGACTAAGCCAAGAAAGCCCATCACACTGCGTACACTGCGCAAGAATCAACGCGATAGAGGGATACTATATAAGATCATCAGGGTGAGGCTTGGCATCACACAAGCTGATATGGGCCGGCTAATGGGATGTTCAAGAGATTCGATAGCGGCAAGAGAGGGAAGTAAGAGGCTATATACTGCACACGAACTGTTAGCACTCAAGGATGTTAGCGGGCTCAATGACGTTGACTGGTGCAACTTACTCAGAGAGATAGCTAAGTAGCTGTAATCATTAAGCATACCAACCTAACCTATTGACATGATTAACCTATCCTTACTTAACGAGAACCAGAAAACTATTACGCTATACGTCTCGAGCGCATTGTGTGCCCGCCTCTCCCCCGCCACAGGAAAAGTAGTTTCTCTTTCTAGCAGGAACCCGTTTCGCTCTCTGCCGGTCGGCTCTGTGGCCGTGTCCAACTTTTTTCGTTTCAATTTCGATTTGAAAGTGCCGGGCTTTGTCCACTCCCCCATATCCCATCTCCCACGTAAAAATCTCAATTTATCCACCCAACTAGCGTTCTAACCTATGAGCCACGAAACTGATTCCGATCTCGATTCAAAACAGGCCGTCGATATTGGCGATGAGGTTTCTGTAAAAATTCCAGAAGTAGTTACGCAGGCCGAGCGTCCGATAGTTATCAATCCTCCTAGACGTAAGGACTACAGTAACCAGCGGTATGAGAAGGACCCAGAGACGATGGGTGCTGTTACTAGGCTGGCGAAGTTGGGTTTGTCAAAGAGTGCTGTAGCTATAGCGTGTAGGTTATCTCCTACTGAGCTTACCAAGTGGTATGGCGAGGAGTATGCGGCTGGCCAGGCTGGTATGCAGGAGGTTATTGCC